CGCCAGTAGTGAAGAAATGTCTGCGTGATGTGATTCTCATTCCGGAAGGCGGTACGCCGTACTGCTTTGCCTGGGCGAGGACGGATGCGTTTACGGTAGGCGGTGACAGCGGAAAAGCCGGTGTCGTCATTGGATGCGAAGTAAGATTTGACATCCTAGAATATCCGTCTATGGAGACATCTGATCCGGACCCGGTTATGGCGATTGACAGGTATGTGAAGGAACTGTACCCGGAGTGCCTGGTAATGGGATATGACCGGATGGAAGAAATAACAGAAGCCTCAGCGGATCAGCCGGTGGTTTACTGCAGACTGATTTCGACAGACAAGCAGGAAGAAACGAATACAGTAGCATGGATGGACGGTAGAATTGCCGTCCATGTTTTGTGCCCGGA